CAAGTTTGAAGTCGAACTCGACTTTGCTGCGATTGTCGCAGCGCGTGCTGCTGCTGGTGCCACGGCTCTGGCTGCTACTGATACCCTTCAAGTTATCAGTCTCCCGGCTTACTCGGTGGTTCTCGCTGCTGGTCTGAACGTCGTCTCGGCGGAAACGACCAACACGACCGCGACGTTTGACTTCGGTTTCACGGGCGGTTCGCCTGCTGCTGCCAACGTCTACGCTGATGACGCCGCGTCGAACGTCGTAGCGATGGACTCGGACAACCTTGCTAACCCCACGGTTATCAAGACGGCTGATACCATTGACCTTCTCCTCAACACGGCGGTTCCGGCCAACGCTGTTGTGAAGGCATGGGCTATCGTCGCTAACTGCGCTTAATGGTTTGAGGCTGCTGGCTGGATTGGGGGTTCCCGGTCGGAAGGCAGCCTCATACTCAAGGAGGTTATCATGGGTGTTTATCGCGGTATTACTCAGGACAATGTGACTATTCAGGGCGGTACTGCGTACAGCCTTAATCTCGTCACTCCGTCCATCGGCGGCACGGCTGTTCTGGCCACTGCTGCTGAAATCAACGCTGTCGCTGACGCGTCAACGCGTCTTGTGTCGGCTTCGGCTGCTACCTTGGCAGTCACGCTTGCGGATCATGACCAGAAGGTCATCGTTCTCAACCGTGCTGCTGGCGTCACGGCTACTCTCCCGGCTGCAACCGGCTCGGGCGCAGTCTTCCGGTTTGCTACTGGCACGACTGTCACGTCGAACAACAACATCATCAAGGTGGCTGATAGCACCGACGTGATGTCGGGTTCGATCTACGTGACCGATCAGGCTGCTGGCACCGGCACGGAGTTCAGCACGCTCGCGGCTAGCGACACGATCACAATGAATGGCACTACCTCTGGCGGTATCGTTGGTGGTATCCTGACGTTGATCGACGTCGCAACCAACCTGTATGTGGTGCATGGCAACATCATCGGTACGGGTGTTGAAGTCACTCCGTTCAGCGCAACGGTGTAAACGATGGGGGCCTCGCGCCCCCATCAACATAGGATAGAGATATGGCTGGCAAACGCATTCCCGACCTTGATCCGCTCTCTGGCGCGGCTTCTGCGAATGACGACAAACTCGTCATCTATGATGCCTCGACGGCATCAACGAAGCGCATTGATCGGTCTCAGCTTGCCGCTGGCCTCGTTGGCGATCTACCATATACTCCGTCTGGTAGCATCTCTGCTACGACCATCCCGACTGCCATTGCAGAACTGGATACGGAAAAAACTACGCTTACTGCGGTCCTTGCGCGCCTCGACGATAACGACGGATCGTCGCTCGTTGGCCATATCGCAACAGGCACTGGCGCAACTGCTCGTACAGTTCAGGCGAAACTGCGCGATATCGTCTCAGCCGAGGACTTTGGCGCTGTCGGTAATGGCGTGGCGGACGATACGGATGAACTTAAAGCGGTATTTGACTACGCTATTCCATTAGGTATCCCTGTAGAACTTGAAGGTACGTACCTTGTGAGTGGGCCGATCCAGCCTTACGCAACCCGTACCTCTGGGTCTGTGCATATCGTCTGCAAAGGCCATGTCATCATTAATGTAAGTGGTAGCGCCACTGCATTTCGTGATCTTTTTTACCATGAGACATCCGCCGCGAATAACTGCTCCATCATTGGAGGATCGCTGTCTATTGATTGCAACAACAAAGCCGCAAGCGGCATTACGTTCCGCCATAACGCAGCAAGCCAAGCGGGTACGGTCAACATTTCTTGCCCAGTCGAGGTGTTGAACTGCTACAACAATGACGCTGCGGCGACTTACGAAAACCAAGCCATCTTGGTGTACGGCGACTATGAAACTGTCGTGATGGAGCAGCCTCGCGTGGTCGGCGTGTCTCGTGCATCTGTCGGAGGTGCTTGCAAAGGTATCGGTGTCGCTGCTTTTAGTGGTAACGTCACACTCAACCAACCATATGTGAAAGATGTTCTAACCGGCGCAGGGACTGTGGACGCAGACGGCATTGCGGTATTTGGTAAAGCCCTTGGTACTACATATAACGCACGCGGTGGTATAGCGAACATCAATGAGCCTGTGTTTGTCGATTGCCAAGGACGCAGCTTCAAAAGCCAATGCTCGGATACGACTGTTTTCCGACCCCGCGTATTCCGCAAAGATGTAGTGTCTATCACTAATAGTTTGGATTTTGATTTTCAAACCGGCGGTCAATCCTTGTTGATTGAGCCATATTACGAGTACCGTTTGAACGGCGCAACCAGCCCCTTGGGCGCATCGTTTACCTGTGTGGCTTTTCAGCAATTGCTCGATGATAGACAAAATGCAGGGAAATCAATTGGTGGTGTGCTAAGGACAGAAGTTCTGGTTCCTCGGTATTCATTAGCCCTTTTCCAACCTACCGCTTTGGCGTCGTATGCCGAAGTGGAGGGGCTTGTTATTCAACCCATCGGGTCTTTAACCACTACCGCTATTGACCGTGCCATTATTGAATTTGAAGCCGATGATGTCGGCGCAAAAAGCACCAAGACCGCGCTAGTCGTTCGCAACTGCCGTGGGCCAATTGGCACGTACGGTATAGGCTACGTAAGCTACGATGGTAGTACGCTAACCTCAAAGCTATCCTTCGAGGTTGCGAACAACTACAATACGGCAACTGGCACTTTCTACAGAGGCTTTGGAAATTTGAGCGGGTCCGTAATTACGGCAGTTGAAAAGTTTGTCTTACGTAACAATTATGGCTTTAAGGCATTGATGCAGGCAGGATGGACGTTTAATTTTAATAATCTTGCCCCCGGTAATTACTTCACTGTTGATATTGCTGCGGTAAGCGCGACAAACGCTCCTGCATGGGGTGCGTCCGGTTACGCATTCATCGAAAGCCTAGACCAATGGGACAGCAACGAATTTCAGCATATCCGCGTGACAGTCAACAACGCCGCTGCGGCTAACACCGTGTTCTTCACGCAGGGCGGCTCAACGCCGACTTGGGGTACAATCAAATAGACCAGATTGCCAACCCGCAACACTTAGGATTTAGAGTATGTCTTTAACCAAAGCTACCTACTTCATGATCGGAAATACTCCGGGCAGTAATCTAAGGACCTGACGAATGCCAACTAACCTAACCGGATCAGCGATCAACGCCACGTATGATCAGTTGCTGCATATCGACGGCGGTCCGATTGCGACCGAACAGACGGTCTATAGCGGTACGGGCGTGGCGACAGCCATGAAGCTCGGCACCGTGTCTGCCTCGGTGGACAACATCCAGTTCAACGGTAACACCATCACGACGCTGGACAACGGTAACCTGCTCCTGACTCCCGGCGGAACGGCAACGGTCAACATCTCACGCGCTGCTATCACTGGCGGTACGATCTCAGGGATCACTGACCTTGCTATCGCTGACGGTGGTACGGGTGCTTCGGACGCCACAACTGCTCGGTCGAACCTTGGTCTTGGTACCATCGCCACGCAGAACTCGAACAACGTCTCGATCACAGGCGGCGCGATCTCGGGTGTGACCTTCACCGGTTCGTTCACTGGGCTTACTTTGATCGAGTCGACCACACTCGCGACCGGGAATGCTGCGGCTGGGTGCAATCTAAACGGCAACACACTTGCTGCTGACGGCACTGACACGAACATCGATGTCAACATTACGCCGAAGGGTACGGGCGAGGTGAACATCACCAACGTCGATATCCTGAGTGGTAAGGTTCCGTTCAGCACAGTTACGAACCGCGCTTATGCTGCGTTCTCTGACATCACCGACCAGACCGGTAGTACGTCTGCTGCAACTGCCGTGAAGTTCGGTACGGTCGAAGTCACTGGCGCGGGTATCACGATGGTGACGGATGGCACCAATCTTACACGTTTGACGTTTGCTGCGGCAGGCACATATGCTCTGACGCCAAACTTGCAGCTGACTAACACGGATACCAACGACCACGACGTAACTATCTGGTTTGCACTGAACGGCACGAACATTGCTCGATCGGCAACGAAGATCACCGTACCGAAGTCCACAGATGGCGGTAGCGCGTTCTTCCAGATATCGTTTTACGTCACTGTGACCGCAGGGCAATATGTCCAAGTGATGTGGCTCCCAGAGAACACCGCAGTTACACTCGATCACACCGCAGCGGTAACTGGACCTCCGGCGATACCTGCTATTCCATCGGCAATTATGTCAGCTGAAAGGATCGCGTAATGCCTAAGACACCAGCGTGGACCCGTAAGGAAGGGAAGGACCCCAAAGGCGGTTTGAACGCCAAGGGTCGTGCATCCTACAATAAGGCCAATCCCGGCAAGCCGGGCCTCAAGCCGCCGCAGCCTGAAGGTGGACCGCGTAAGAAGAGTTTCTGCGCCAGAATGGAAGGTATGAAGAAGAAACTCACGAGCGCGAAGACGGCGAACGATCCGAACTCTCGCATCAATAAATCCTTGAGAGCGTGGAACTGCTGATGGCCAGTCCGAAGCCCACCAACCCGTCGCTGTGGTCCTCGGTAAAAGCTCAGGCCAAAGCGAAGTTCGACGTGTATCCCAGCGCCTATGCAAACGCGTGGGCAGCTAAGGAGTACAAGAAGCGCGGCGGCGGTTGGAAGGGTCCAGACAACCGGGTGAAGAAGTCATGAGCAAGGGCGGTCTTGGTAAATGGTTCGGCGAGAAGTGGGTCGATGTAAAGACCGGCAAGCCCTGTGGGCGGTCCGGATCGGAGAAGTCTTCAAGAGGCTACCCCGCATGTCGACCGGCAGCTGCCGCTAAGAAGTTGACCGCCAGTGAGCGCAAGACCATGAGTACCAAGAAGACGGGACCTGCACGGCAGTCATGGCCTGTGTCCCCGTCTGGCAAACGCAAGGGGAAGTAGTATGGTTGAGAAGTCTAACCTTGTCCAAGTATCCCCTCAAGAGTGGATACGCCGAAACCCCGGTGAGAGTGACGCAGCGGTGAGGAAACGGTGGGCGCAACAGGAGGCAGCATCCGCTGCGCAGCGTAATAGAGGTGAGCGCAACCTGCGGCGACAAGAAAACTTGGATAGTATGGTGGTGCGGAGTAATAAGACCATCCGTAGTTCCGGTACCGGCTATGGAAATACGAGGAACTGATATGGCCAAGAAACCCGACAAAGTAGCCAAGGTGATGGGTGAGTTCAAACGTGGCACGCTCCATGCTGGCCGGGACCCCAAGGGTCCGAAGAAAGCTTCACTTGTCAAATCCCGCAAACAAGCCATAGCTATCGCGTTGAGCGAAGCTGGCAAAGCAAAGAAGAAGTAGAAAGGATACTGAGATGCCTGCTGATAAATACACCAGAAGCCTATACAAACCCGGCACAGTCAAGGCCGAGAAGGCAGCTAAGGCCAATAGTGATCCAGCCCGTGCACGCCGTGCAATGGAGATACTGGCGCGAGAAGGCACCACTAACATCCGTGGCGGTCGCCCGAAAAAGTAAACCCTTCACGATAAGGAAAAGCAATGACCGAGAAACAATATATCCGCGTCAAGGCTGACGGGTTCATCTACGAATATAACGAGCGCATGGCGGTTCACCCTGCCTGCGAAGTGGTCACCGAGCAGGAAGCATATCCTGAGCGGTTCATCACCCCCGTGGTAGCTGAGAAGATCGAAGAGGTCGTCAAACCCAAGCGCACGAGAAAGCCGAGCAAGGGTCTCGATCTTACTACTGACATTCCCATAGAACCTGTGTATACTGATCCCGAACTGGCTGCTGAAGCTGTACGGGGTTGGCCTGAATGACGCCTGCGGATATCATCGCTGAAGCACGAGTACTTGTTCAGGACTCGCGGACACCGTATCGCTATAGCGACACGGTACTGTTGGGCTTCGTCAATCAGACGCTGCGCCGCATGTCGATCCTGCGACCCGATCTATTCTTGGTCATCGGTGATATCCCCACAACCGCGAACACGGTTATCCAGAGTTGTCCGAGCGACTCGCTACGTCTCGTCGAGATTTTCCAGATCAAGAACGGTGATGCCGTCACCGAGGTCAACCGGGAAGTTCTCGACCAGATGAGTCCCGGATGGGTCAACGAAGCGGCAGGCACGCCGCTGAACTTTATGCGGCATGTCCGCAACCCCAATAAGTTTTTCCTATACCCCCGCCCTGCGACGGGGGTCGTGCTCGTCGGTGAGTACGCACAGGTCCCTCCCGCCTATACACTGAGCCAGACGATTGTGGCGCTTCCCGACGCATATCTCCCTGTGGCTGCGGACGGCGTCGTGTTCCTCGCCGAGTCGGTCGATAACGAACATGTCAATTCGGGCCGGGCCAAACTGTTCCAAGACTCATTCAACCAGACGCTTGCGGCTGGTCTCCAGACCCGGACCATTACCGATACGGAAGACGCTGGGCTTAACCCGAGGCAGGTGATCTGATGGCTGATCGTGCGTTCTCCACTCTGGCTGCCAAGATCAACCCGAGCGTTCCGGGCTGTCCGACTGCGACGATGATCCAGTATATCCGTGACGCGGCGATCCGGACTTGTGAGCGCACGCTGGCGTGGCGCTATGAGGTGCCGCTGTTCGACCTCCTGCCGGGGGTTCACGAATATGTTTACGACAAACCGGTCAACACGGACGCACACGCAGTCTTTGCTGCTATCGTCAATGGCAGCCATCTGGAAAAGCTAACGCTCGACGACGCCCTGCGGCTCTATCCGCAATGGGCTGATCTCTATTCGGGTGAAGACCCCAGCGTCCTGTGGAGCCTAACTCCTCCGGGTAGCTACAACAACTATGAGTATAATGAGGCGCTGTTCAACGACGGCGAACCGTTCGTCCTACCCGACTCCGTGGTCGCTGACGCAAGCACGCCGCGTTCGATCTGTCAGATAACTCCTGATAAGTTTGTCGTGCTTCCGTTGCCGGATAACAACGAGCCGTATACGACGCGGATGTTCTTGGCGCTCAAGCCCAAGCGTGATGCTTCAGGTATGAACTCGGTTATCTTCGACGACCTCGAAGAAGTCATCATGCACGGGGCGCTCCAGCATCTGCTGGTCCTACCCAATCAGTACTGGTCTGACCGGGAACTGGCGGCATATCACGCCAAGCAGTATACGTATCAGATCGCCGAGCGTCGTGCTCGTGCCAACCTTGGTAATGTGCGCGGTACATATCGCGCCAAGATGCAACCGTTCGGAGCCTGACGATGGGTGTGAAAGTAACCAATAACGCAACGACCACCACGGCGGCAGCAGTCTCCAGTACTGCGCTATCCCTCACGGTCGCTACCGGCACAGGCTTGATCTTTCCGGTTCTCGGCACGGGCGACTATTTCTACGCCACCTTGAGTGATACCAATAACAACTTCGAAGTGGTCAAGGTCACGGCCCGTACCGACGACGCGATGACCATCGTGCGCGCTCAAGAAGGGACCCTCGCTTTACCTTTCCCTACTAACAGCCGCTTTGAGCTTCGGGTTACTGCTGCTAGTGTTCTGGAGTCGTTTGTCTCGAACTACGACTTCCTGCTTTTGTGAGGACGATATGGGTGTCATTCTAAAGAACAACGCAACTAGCACGATCACCACCGCGATCAGTGCCTCTGACGTTGGTCTGGCTGTTGCTGCTGGCACCGGATCGCTGTTCCCTACTCTCGGCGCGAGTGATTACTTCTACGCCACGCTGGTAAGCTCCAGCGGTACCTACGAAGTGATTAAGGTTACGGCGCGGGTCAGTGATACTATGGTCATCGTTCGCGCGCAGGAAGGCACCACGGCACAGAGTTTTGCCTCCGGCTCCCGGTTTGAACTTCGTGTCACGGCTGCGTCTATTCAGGATATGCTGGACTACCACGACCAAGCCAGCGAGATTAGTTTCGCTCCGACAGGTTCCGTGAGCGCTACTGACGTGCAGGCAGCTATCGCAGAACTGGATACTGAAAAAACTACGCTTACTGCGGTCCTTGCGCGCCTCGACGATAACGATGGTTCATCCCTCGTCGGCCACATCGCAACAGGCACTGGCGCTGTTGCACAGACCGTTCAGACAAAGCTGGAACAAGTCGTTTCAGTGAAGGATTTTGGCGCTATTGGCGATGGTGTGACAAACGACACAGCAGCTATTCAAGCGGCGGTAACAGCATCAAAAGCAGTAGATTTTGGCGGGGCTGAAAACAATTTTTTGGTAAACGGCACTATCACCCTTCAGGCAGGCCAAACCCTAACTGGGTCGGCCACCATTACACAAAGCGCAACGCAGGCAATCCTGTTTAATGCCGACAACCGTGACAATGTAACCATTCGCGGGCTGCGCATGGTTGGCAAATCTGAGGCTGTATTCGTAAACTCGCCGTCTTCATTGGCTATTGCAGTGCGTGCAAACGGCGCATCTGATCTGCTTGTCACCGAATGTCGTTTTGAAAATTTCTATTACGCCGCACTTGCCGCATTATCCGCCTGCAACCGCATTGAATTTTCTAGCAACTTTGTAAAAGGCCCCGGCTCTGCGGTTCTCGGCGTTGACATCAACTATCGCAATTGCATCGGCGCTGTCGTCCTTGGCAACAGCGTGCGTATTATTGGGAATGATGTTTATGACACTGCATCGGGCGTTATCTTGGCGCAAGGTTCGACTAACGCCGTAATTGCAGATAACGTGCTGCATGATTTTATTAACGAGCATGGCATTTACGTCGATACCGGCGTTCGCAACATCACGATCAGTGGCAACACGGTTCGCAACACCGGCGCAGATGGCGATGGCATTAAGGTCCAGCACTACACATCTTTCGGTGTAGCCCCGTACAACGTAACTGTTATCGGCAACACCATAGAT